ATCAAAACTTTTTCCTGCACGTTTATAGTTTCCAATCCAACCAACTTTCAATGTAAATCAGAATAAGAAACAGAAATAAACTTATAAGTATATGGGTGTGGGTTAAGAAATTATGGAATGGTTAACGTACTCGCATGAGACCGTAGGCTACCCATGTACCATCAACACCAGCCGCTGTAATTACACTGACTTTCTTATCGGTAATTGGGTATGTCTCATTAACGACACCCTGAGATATCACTGCTGTACCTTGTGGATGTAAATCGAAGGCTGTACAATAATTGAGAGCTATATCAATATCTCCACCTGAGTCCCCACCAGCGTTGGTGAATGTTCCTCTTTGCTCATATTCAGTGCCCTTCTGAATGGGTCTACTCATAGTTGAAGCGAATGTCATTATTATCAATGACAGTATACGATGAATGCGATATAAAGATTGTGTAGAAAAAGAAAATAAAAGGGGTTTAGGGTTTTATCTGAGGGAAATGTTAGCTAAACTTAGTTACATTGCCTTCAGGTACTTGATCGCGCCTAAAGCTCTTGGGTTTGTCGAGATTAGCTGGAATGCAGTGACTAGCAGGCTCCTCTGGTAGAGGTTGTCTGGCTGAAGCATATCCGCGTCGTTACTCTGCAACAGTGATGTTGGTAGTGCATACCTCTGCTCTAGTGCGTCGAGGTCGAGGAAGTAGATGTTTCCTATGTCCTGATCTGTTACCGTTGCGCTGATGTTGGTGCTTACCTCTCCGGCGATGTACTCGCTGGTGAAGATAGGCATCTTGACGTTTCTGCTTCTGAAGCTCGCCACCTGTAGACCTACGTCCCTACCAGCCCTTGTGTTGACACCATTGATGCCGTAGCTGATATTCATTGGTCCGTCGATGAACCTCTCCTTGTTTCCATAGATGTACTGGATTTCATCAAGAGTTGAGTCACCCATGAACAGAACATAGTTCTTATTCTTAGAGTATTTCTTGATTGCCTTCATTACATCATCGATGTAACCTAAGTCTACGATACGAGCGGCTGTTGCGATACTGTTTCCATCTCCGGCTCCTGCACCGAAGCTGTCACTTGTATCTGCGCTCCTATCGACTAGGGCTGATGAGTTTCCGTAGTGTAGGTCAGGGTCTGCCGCACTGTTGACGTAGTCGGTGTGTGCCTCATCTGACGAGGATATAATCCTGTCGAGGCTTTCAACGAATAGGTTACTGGACCCATCGTTGTTGACTGAGTCAACGGTTCTTAGCATATACTTCTCTATCTGGAAGGGGAAGTTGTCTACGTGGTAAGCCATGTTCTTCACGGGGTCTTGCTTTGGCTCATCCTTGTAGGATGCGATGACACTGGATACCCAGCTTTCCTCCCATGGGTCAGCCATGAACGCTGGATACATATTCTCCAGGTTTACGACTGTGGGTGCGGATTCAACGCTTCCACTTGTGAATGGTGTACTAGATGTCCATATTCCCTGTAAACCGTTTACATCCGTTGGGATGTACTTCATTGAGTCTCCTTCAGCCTGATAGGTGGTTTTCCTAAGCAGTTGCTGTAGTGTAGAGTCTCGGCTTACTGTCCACTGGTGAATGTCAAGGCTGTACTTTGAGTTAAAGCCTGCCGTATATGGGGCTGTAGGTGCGTCCCATGGGGTCATAGCTTTCTTGAATCCTTCTGGTGCTCCTGCTGGCATAACGCTTGCTGATACCTTTCCTAAGGTACCACCCATTCTGCCGAGCACTGTCTGGATTCCACCTCCGTACATCATCTTGAGATATTTCTCACCGTATGGTAGTCTTGGTAGTAGTGGCATTTTAGTAGTCCTCCGTGAACAAACTCATTGACGAGGTTGCCTGCTTTGCATTTTCCATTGAAGCATTAACATCTAGCTCTACTGGGGCTTCTGGCTCAACATGAGGGGGCATAAAGCCTTTCTTGAAGGCGGCACCAATTTTGATCTTGGTTCCTTCAATCTCTGTGTCAAGCAGTCCCTTTAGAACTTTAGTTACAACAGTGGCACTGAATGTGTCTGACTCGATGACATCTTTAATCATCTTTGCGACCTTCTCGGTCTCAACCTTCTCAGCTTTCTCGGATTCCGCGATTACCGCCTTATAGAATGCGATGTCTGTCTCAAAGTCTTCCCTCTTCAGGGCTTTCTCAACAGTCTCAGCTGGTACCTCAGGAACCTCAGGAACCTCTGGTATTTCAGGTACCTCGGGGACTTCAGGAACTTCAGGAATTTCAGGAACCTCAGGAACCTCTAAATGTTTCTCAACACTAGCGATTTCTAGTTTCTGCTCATCGGTCAAATCTTCAATAGCCTTTAGCGTCTTCAACGCGTCCTCGTTTCCAATAGATGCACTAAATAGTGCCTTCTGGAAGTCGAGTGCTTTCTGCATAGCTTTTAGTTCGTCTGGCATGATTGCTCGTATATCACTACCACCTACACCAGTATAAGGCTTACCTGTGTTAACATCTATATCAGATGTTATTGGTTGTGATTTAATGATGAAGCTATGTGCACCTTGGTTAACTCCCTGTGTACATGCACTGATATCGTATAATGATTCAACGAATACTACATCTTTGCATACTCCACCTCCACAGTCTTGTTCAACTGTTCTGATATCTCCACCTATACTGAGCATTAGTTTTTTTCCTGCTTTCATTTCATCTTGATAAAACTTTGCTCTACCTAAGTCACTGAACACCTCAGCTACGATGAATTGTCCCCTCATTGGGTATTGGTCACTTACATCGTACACCATATGTGTAAACCATTCAAGTCCATCACTGTCAACAACTTTCTCAACTGGCATCAATGCACCTATCTGTGCGTTGCTGTGGTCACCAAGTAGGTTCCATCGTTCAATACGTTCAACCATTTTCTGGAATGCTTTATCTAGTGAGGGGAGGTCAAATGATTGTCCTTTCAGGTCAGGGACTATGGTTCCTTCCGCGTTCCTTAGTTCAGGTGAAGCGTACCCTCCAATTATGAATCGTGGGTCATTTTCTGCTTTAATGACTTTAGTGAATTCCTGTTTAAGTGTCATGGATTTAACTATTGCTTTTAACTGTGGATGAGTTAACCCTTTCTCTACACCGTAACATTTCTCACATAGGAAAGACTTATAGAATATTTCAGCCTGGTCTCCACATGTTTCACATTTCTCTGTTTTGCATAGTATAGCTAACTCTATGTGTCTCTCGGCGCATGTCATAGCTGTTACTGTTGTTTCATCGAATCCACGGGTAACGAGTGCTTTAATTATTTTTGTGTCATCGGTCATGTCTATTCCTCTTGCTGTCTGTTAGCTTAGTTATCATATTGTCTTTGATGATGTTAAATCTTTCTCCCATTGCGTCAAGTACTTCATCGAAACCTTTCTTTCTTTTCTTCATGCATGGTGAGCTTGGTGTTCTTTTGAAACAGAAATGGTCTTGCCCATCTAGTCTACAGGTGCATGGTTTGAGGTTACGGTAATCTATTTTAAGTGCGGTCATTGCGGTTATGACTTTCCACTGTTTTCTTGTTGATTACTTTATCAGATGTTGCACTGACTTTTTTACCGTCAACTGTTTCACCTACACCTCGTCCACCTGGTACCCAGTCCTCGAATATTCCGTCGAAGACTATTTCCCCGGCTTCGTTGATGTTGGCTTTGATTCCAGCGTTACGGTATGTTGATACAGTCATTGCTTTCTTGTGTCCAACATCTGCCTCGATGAGTTCATCCTTATCCTGTAGGTCTCGGAATCTGATAACATAGTCTGTGATTCCGAATACAGCGAATACTCCATCCCAGTGCTCCTCAAGTTCGTTCTGGTTTTCGATGACTGTGTTATCGTGAACCTTCACCTGTAACATAGCTTTGTTGGTTCCACTGTCCTTCCCTGTTGCCATAACAACATGGATTGGTTGAACTCCCCATATTGAGCAGAGTCCCTGTATCACCATGGTATAATATTCTAGGCTACGCATCTCAGCTGGATCATACATGGTTTTAATCATGCCAACTGGTTTATTGCTACTCACCATCAACGTCTGTGGTTTCTTGCTGGTCCTCGCTTGACCTGAGATTGAATCGATTTTGTTTAATGCTTCTGCTTGAAGTTTAACTGATAAAGCGATTATATCAACTTCATCCTGATCATGTTCTGGGAAGTTGAGTATCTGCTCCATCTGTCCTCCCTCGTATACGTCTGCGAACCATCTGTCAAAGTTGCGTAGGCTCTCAATTACATCCCACGCTGATACTGCCCTTGGTACACCGAATGGGTATGGTAGCACCATGTTTGCGCTACCGTAATGTAGTTCATTTTCCCCCCAATAGGCTTTGACTTTGGTTGCTATCTCCTGCACATAATGTACTTGTTTAAGCAGTGAATGACATTTTGGGCATAGTCCTGGTTTATCTGATACTGTTTGTTCTCCGTCACTGTTTGTATCCGGGTTACATAGTGGACACGCATATTTCTGTGCGTTGAATATTCCTCGTTCATTCATCAATGGTTTAATGTACGCTGGGTTCTCAACATATATTTCACTTGGAACTGCGGCTACTGCACTCTCCTCTAACCCTTCAATATACATTGGCGCGTATGCTATGCTGGTGTAGAATGCGTCTAATGCTAAGTTGTAGTAGACTTGACTCTTCACCATGTTACTGAACTTAGTATTACTACGGTTAGGGTTGCCAATTAACTTCTTCAACATTTTGCGGTGAGTTGGGTCTGGTTTACGTAGGTCTGTGCTTTCACATTCAGTGCATTTATTATCTTCTAGGTTTTTTACAGTGAACTCTGCGTCACAGTTATTGCAGATTAGTTTGAATTTTGGTTGAATCTCTAATCCTGGTCTCATAACTTCGCTAACTATTGGTCTGAATATTTGTTGACATACCCATGATTCACTTAGTTTCTGTAGTATGAGTGGTTGATTCTGTTTAGGGTTTCGTGTCTTGTTTCCGGGTTGTCCACTGAACTCGGGTATAGTTGATAAAACTTTCATGAATTGACCATATGGGTCAACAGGCATGTATGGTTTACCTTTGGTGTAGTTACCAATAAATCCCAATATACCTTTGCTCTTAGCCATAATTATTCTTCCATGTATCATGTATCGTGCTACCATTTAAATATTCTACCAATTTATGAACCTGAACCCTATTGTTTTACGTTTACCCATACCCATTGCGATCCAGCAGGCTAGGCTGTCAGCTATTACGGTGTCATCGTATCCGTTTCCTGGTGCCTTATACCTGACTTTTCCTGAGCTTGTTTTCTCTGAACCATAGTTACGCAGTTCCTCGATGAGTATTCCTGCTTCCTCTGGTATGCTATGTTTCTTTGTGGCTATGGTGAGTGCTAGGTTGTCAACGATTCTTTGTTTACTCTCGTTTGTGAGACTCATCGCGTCCACTCGTTTATAGTGTTCACGTATCATCTCGTATACTGGTTCACCCATACCTGTACTGTCTACAAGTATTCGTGCATCGTTATAGTCTTCAGCCATACTAATGAGATCATTCACCTGGAACCTGAAGCTTCTACCTCTATATCTTAGCATGTTGCAGACCTCTAGGTCACTGTTTACAACTATGGCGCAGAAGTAGTCGTTTGTTCTTGCGATGTCTGCCCCAATAAAGTATTTACCTGATGGTCTCGCTTCCTGATATTTGCCGCCTTTCTCGATGACTTTTCCTGTTCCTTTGAACACGAAGCTTACATCTTCAAGGAATCGTCCAGCTATCTCCTGTAAGAATGTTGGTTGTGCTCGTTTAGCTTGACGTACAGCTGAAGCCATATCTGTCCAATGTGGGTTTGTCCACGTTGGGAATCCACCTGGATAATATTGATGTATTCGTTCACCTGTTATCGGCATATTTCTGAATGGTACATACCATGACTCATATTCTGGGTCATAATGTCGTTTGAATCCTCTTAATCCTTTCATCCATTCATCATAGTACCAGTTTAAGCCTTGAGGTGTTGACGCCATACATGCGTACCCGGCGTGACTACTGTCACTAAGGTTTGGTCGTAGATCGCTTTCCCATACTTCTTTCCTAACCCTACTTGTCTCATCTATAATCATGAAGTCTACTCCTTCACCTAGTAGGCTCTTTGGGTTTTCAGCTGTTTTGAACTCCATACGTGACCCATTCTGGAACTCGATGATCCGGTCCTTCACTAACACTTTTCTGATGAGTGGAATGGTTAATCTATCTGTGACTTTAATTGTAAGCGGAGACCATTCCCTAAGTATTCTTTTCCAAGCAATAGTGCTGAGGCTATGCTGAGGCGCTACCCACCATACAAGTGCACCTGGTACACCTATCCACTGGAAAGCTTCCCAGATGAGCATAGTTGTTTTACCCCATTTTCGCCCACATTGTCTCTGAATTGATCCAGATATCATTACTTTTCCATCATCTGTGCTTATATTGTACACTTTACCATTGTAATGTTTCTTAGTTATTTTTGTTATTGGGACATAGAAACTGTCATCTATCTTATATGCAAATCTTCTAACTGGTTTATCATGACACTTGTAACCAATTTTTCTTATAACATATGGGTTTATCTGCTCTACTACATATTGTTTATTTCCACTTATTAAATGTCCATCACTCTTCAATATATGTGGTTTTGGTATGGTTTCTGATATTGTTGCAGGGTGACCAAGTCTTGTGTTTACCAATTGTAACTGTTCAGCTAATATTATACTGGTTGTCTTCGCTGATAGTTTACCAATTTTTTTATTTAATGATCCATCACCATCATAATATCCTTTTAACAGATGAATAAGTTTATCATTGTCTGAATGTAAAAATATCTTTTCTGGTATATTTTTATTCTCTGCACCACAGCCAAACATCTTAAAGAATTTATGTGACCCAGAACCTATGTAGACTCTTGTTGACCCATTTAATGTTCTCTGTGATGTGAACCAACCGTTACATTCAGCTATTTTTCTAGCTCTCTTAACTATATCATATTCGTGTTCACCTAATGATAAACATGAACCAGTACCATGTCTACATCCTTCAGCTATATATAAACCCATTAACCATAAATTATCTGGTGACAACTCAACACCAAGTATATCAGTGTCTTCATATTCTCCACTAATTATAGGTATCCTGAAACAATATTTATTATATTTATCCTGTGAACATATAATATCCTCAACACCATTTGCTGGTGTCTCTATAATATGTTCATATCTCCACTCTACCTTTGTTTTTCTTTTACCAATTTTTTTAGCATATGAGTTATCATTTCGTTTTATTTTATGAACAAGAAGTTTATGATCCTTGGTTGTTGTAACAGGTAATAGGTATCTTGCCTTCACTGTAATTATTTCATCATCATAATCCCTAGCATGTATATCAGTAACTTTATTAAGTTGACCAACATCACCGAACACATAATCCCCAACCCTATACTCTTCTATTGGTTTATTATCACCTAGAATAATTTGACCAGGTAGGAAACATACAACAACTTTGAACCGTTGTGGGCTATGATGGA